GCAGCAACCGAACTCTACATGCTGAATAAAGAAATAAACTGGGATGACTTTAAACCTCTGACCAAGTTTATGTTTGCTCACGCAAGACCATATCTAGACAAGATAAATAATATACACGCTATAGAGAGGACTCTGTACTCCGAGTACCTTGGGTTAGCTGGTAGAGTTGACTGTATCGGAGAGTACGAAGGAGAACTCGCAGTCATCGATTTCAAAACATCCGATAAGATTAAACCGGAAGAGTGGTTGGAGAACTATTTCGTTCAAGAAATGTTCTATGCATCTGCTTATTATGAGTTGACTGGTATCCCTGTAAAGAAACTCATTACTATCATGGTCACACCTGGCGGTGAGGTCAAGGTATTTGACAAACGGAACAAAGGGGATTATATTAAACTATTAGTACGGTATATTAAGGAATTTGTATCTCACAATCTTAGGGCAGAGAATGCAGAATGAACTAGAAAAAGCACTAGAAAATAAATTCTTCTGCCCCTCACGGTTTGCACAGGAGATCGAATCCCTAGTGCAGAAGACAGAAGGAATGACTTATATTGATGCAGTAGTTCATTTCTGCGAACAGAATGCTATTGATTTAGACTCTGTTCCAAAACTTATATCCAAACCTCTTAAGGAAAAGATTAAGTATGAAGCGATGGAACTTAATTTTCTGAAGAGAAGTTCGCGGGCCAAATTGCCCCTTTGATTTCATTTTTGGGCGAAAAATTTTTCCGGCCAAAAATCCTCTTATTACTTTTTTGATGATGCCCTTTGATGCCTATAAGCAATACCTCTCTTTGAAGAATCACTTTACCAAAGAGAAGTATGATTACCACAAGTATTGTGGAAAGAGTCGTGCGACTGTACAGTCTTTCTACAAACGGAAAGATCGTTTCTGGTTTGAGAAACTAGCACGAAACAAGGACGACAAAGAAGTAATTGAGTTCTTTGTATCTAACTTTATCACCTGCACTGATCCAAGTAAGCTTTGGATAGGAGAAATGATACGCGAAGGTGAAGGTAGATACACTTCATGGAAGAAGAGAACTCAGTCACTCTCATATCTTTTTAAAGAAGAGACAGAGAAAGTCTTTTCAGATAGTAACTTTGATGCCATGTTTTCTATGGATGGATCTCGTCATCCAGATATTCTGAAATCGTATCTTAGAGATGACATATCAATTGAAACTCTGGTCATTCTCGATAGGATACTTGGATTCAGAAATGACTGGGATGATAAACTATCTGATCCAGTGTGGGAAACCGTCAGTATGAGAATGAAGAAGTATTCGCCATTCCTAAATATTGAGGTATCACGTTATAAAAAAATTCTTAAGCAGGTTGTTTTAGGGTAATGAGTTTTTTCGATTCCGATGTAGTCCGTGCAGAAATGACGGCAATAAGTGAAATACAAGATGACGTTTATAAGAACGTCTTCAAGTTTCCTTCGATGGATAAAGAGGAAAAGCTTGAGCATGTTGGAATGCTTGAAACACTTCTGGAAAAACAGAAGATTCTTTATGCACGTTTGAGTTTGTCTGATGACCCTGAGGCAAAAGAAATGAAACAGCGGATCGTTGATTCCGCAACCATGATGGGTCTCCCGAAAGGGACCGATATGAATATGGTATTCAATAACATGTCACAAATGCTTGAGGTGATGAAGGACCAGATTGACAAGACTGGTTCTGACCTGTAGAATAACTGGGTACACACAAGCCAAATCCGTACAAATCTAACTAATCCTATGTCTTTCGCAAATCTTAAAAAGCAATCCTCTCTTGGTTCCCTGACTTCTAAACTGGTTAAAGAAGTCGAGAAGATGAATAATACTAGTGGCGGTGGAGATGACCGTCTGTGGAAACCAGAGATGGACAAGACTGGTAATGGATATGCAGTTATCCGTTTCCTGCCCGCACCAGATGGAGAAGAACTCCCTTGGGCGAAGATGTACTCCCATGCCTTCCAAGGTCCTGGTGGTTGGTACATCGAGAACTCTCTGACCACTATGGGTCAGAAAGATCCTGTGTCTGAGCACAACCGTGAACTGTGGAACAGTGGCCTTGATTCTGACAAGGACACCGTTCGTAAGCAGAAGCGCAAACTGTCCTACTATGCCAACATCTATGTTGTGCAGGACAAAGCAAACCCTCAGAACGAAGGTCAAGTCTTCCTGTACAAGTTCGGCAAGAAGATCTTCGACAAGATCATGGAAGCCATGCAACCTGAGTATGAGGATGAGACTGCCATCAATCCTTTTGACTTCTGGCAGGGTGCTAACTTCAAACTCAAACTGAAGAAGGTTGCAGGTTACTGGAACTATGACTCCTCTGAGTTTGCTGCACCATCTCCTCTCCTGGATGATGACGATGCACTGGAAGCACTGTGGAAGAAAGAGTATTCTCTGACTGCTCTGACTGCTGCTGACCAGTTCAAATCCTATGAGCAACTGGAGAACCGTCTCAAGATGGTTCTGGGTCAGAAGTCTGCACCTGCTCGTCTTGACGAAGAGGTCTCCGATGAGGACAACGATCGTGGATCTTACGCACCCGATTTCTCCTCCCGTCGTGCAGAACCTGCTGCTGACTTCAACGCACCTGACATCACTCCCAAGTCTTCCTCAAGTGAAGATGAAGATGATGCTCTGTCCTACTTCCAGAAACTTGCTGAGGAGTGATGAGATACAATCAACTGTGCTTGACTCTCTTGGTCGTCGCAGCTTATATTAACTTACTCAAATAGTCTGATATTATCAGCAGTCTTCAAGGATTCAGTCTTATATTGACTGGATCCTTTTTTGTATGTCATGATATCTTCTAGGTCATCAAGGACGATGGGTAGATATCTTGCTTTTAATATAAAAATATTTCTTCTCTTTTCTTGTAGACTCTCTTCATAATCATAGTTAGTTACAGTTTTTACAGGATACTTAGTTACAAGTCCACCATCACGATCATCAAAGTAAGTGATACTATAATCTGATGCAACTCTCAATCCCTTAGGAACTACGATCACATTTCTACCATTTCTTTGCTCTACAGTTTCATAGTGATGAACCTCATTTACTTTTTCATAAGACCCATACTTATCTAAAAGATATTGATCATACTCAAGTTGTGTCATAGGCCATTCGGTCTTGACATTAACGACATTATTTGCTGCCAGCACCAACCAATCTAAACTTGAGTCATTATAAACTTTAAATGCCACATTATCAGGTCGATCATTTCCTTGAACTTGATACTTGGTGAAGAACGCAAGGTCTTGGAAAATGTCTTCTCTGAGAGCACCTTTTTTGAATAAGTTCTTTACAGGAATATAGTCTGATATATTAGCATCAGGAAGTCTACTGACGTATTCAAAGTTAGGAACTTTCTTGAAATAATTTGACATTTTAGAAACCTATTTGACTATCAGCATTACCATCAAGATCTGTATAATCATCATTATATACGGGTTCAAGTTCTTGAAACTCCATGGAGATAGTGTATGATGTCATAAAACCATCTCTCAGAGTGGTATAATTATTTTCTGGAGTATAATCAGTGCTGAATGTTTTAAGAGCACACTCTTTCATCTTTCCTATGTAGGGATGTTCTCCATTCGAGGGAGCATGTACAAAGTGAACTTGGAAAGTATGAGGTGCTAGTAAGAAAAGATTACCCTCAGTTCTGATTGGAGCCATTCCTTGTTTAAAAAATCTGATGATTCTAATTATTTCTTCTGCTTCGTCTTTACTTCTTGCAGATAATCTAAATTGGAATGAAAATGGTCTTAGTGCCGGACCATTAAAAAGAAGTTCTAAGTTAGGGTTGATTGTTGCTCCTTTTGTTCTCTTTAACAATCCAGTTGTTCCTGTTATTTTTCCAGCAAAGAATTGCTTAACTGCTTCTTTTGCTGGCCCAGTGTTTGCTTGCACTGCACCCGCAACTTCATCTAATGCTTTTGCTCCAGCTCCTGCACCTTCTAATCCACCCAAAGCTAATTTTGCGGTTGCCAATTCCATGGCATTCATTTTATTTTCCCCCCAATCCGCAAGGTTTTGATCTTTAATTCCACTTTGAATCGGGAGAGCGCAAGTTCCTATTATGGTTCTTCCGCCGCCATCTTGGTTAAATCCAACTCTTGGTCTATCCCCTGCTCCAAGACCATTTCCAAGAAGATCTTTAGGTTTATATTCAAGCATGGAGAATTGAATATAATCTTGAGATCCATCAAATTTTTTTGGATATCTTAATTCACCAAATTCTTTTCTGGTTCCTTGTGCTGCTTGAATATTTAAATTTTGTATTGCCTGCTGTGATCTTTCTGCTGCTTGCTCTGGAGTAGGTCCATCTCTAGATATACCTTCATTTAAAAGTTGATCAGCTTTGGTGATCGCTGTTTCCTCATCGTTTCCTTTTTCGTTTACTTCCTCTTTCTTTACGATCTCTGACGCATGGTCTTTAAGTTGTTTTTGAAAGTCATCACTTAAAAATTCTTTCGCATCATCACCAACTAATACATCACTGAATCCATCCGGCCATAAAGCACCTAACTGTGTGCCTTCATGTGGAGTAAATTTTCCAGTCTTAGGATCTACTGATCCTAACTTAATATCATTTGCAAACGCATCGAGAAGGCCATCCCCCTTTCTTTCATACCAAGTTGTTGTCCCAGTTTGTTCATCAACAACTGGGTACAAGGACTTGCCTTTAAATACAACTATATTTTCGTCAGCCTGACCACCGTAGTAGTCATCTCCAGATGTTCCGTATGACATTACATACTATCTTTTTACTTATTTATCACGAATTTTCCATATTGTAATGACAATAGATCATCAAGTTCAGTTCTGTTTAGAATGTAAACTTGAGTTCCTAATTCTTCCCAGGTATACTGTCGATAATCTTGGTGATGAAAGTTGATTCCACGAAATCCCCACTGAAATAATTCAGTCACTGCAACCAACGGGTGCTGATCGTATTCAATATTAGGTGTCTTTGCAAAGTATTTGAAGGTGCAGATGTTTCCTTCTTCTGGTATTGGTGCTACAGTATCATTCAGTGCATACATGATCAATTCCATTCTATCATCAACATTAGACTCAGATTGAATGTCTTGTCTTACTGGTTCGATACGGTTCATTTGATTCCGAGTTCGTCTTCTGTAATTACTTTGAATTCAATTCGTCTGTCTTCACAGAACTCAACTGCAGCTTTCCATTTTGCTTTATTGACTTCCCAGGTTTTACACTCATACAGATATGATTTAGTCACTCTCTTTCTCTGCTTTGGTGGTTGAGTTTGTCTCTTTGGTTTCACCTCAACCACATAGGTTTTGATATGACCTGTGTTCTCTTTTACCTTAATAATAAAATCAGGGAAGTATTTGTGTACTCTCCTGTCAACTGGTGAGACATATGGTATGAAGAATTCTTCACTACCCCACTCAAGAATGTTCTCATTTAGATCACAGTAACGACAAAACTTGCGCTCCCAACTACTACGACATATAATATTGTTGGGATTACCCTTATATTTCCTAGGGAATGAAGGTTTGTATTTACTTTTTATACTTTCTCCCATACATAGTATATAAAGTCAAAAACTATTTATAGATGGCTGGACGAGTAACGATAGATCAGTTTAAGTCTCAACTGGGAAGACCGTCTCTTACCTCAAAATATTATCTGGAACTTGCTATCCCTCGTAATGATGGTGAGTTTAGATCACTTTTGCAGAAGAGAGGAATACAACTTGCTGCCACTGATCAGAGTAATTTAAACTTATATTGTTCTGAGGCATCTCTTCCAGGTTCAAGTCTTGCACTAATTGATATTGCAAGTGATTATACTGGTGTAACTGAAAGACATGCTCACCGCAGAGTCTTTGATGATAGAATTGATTTTACTTTCTATGTCGATGGAAACAATTATCTAGCGATTAAATTCTTTGAATCCTGGATTGATTTTATTAGTGGAGGTGCAACTAGTGATCAAAATGCACAAGAGAACGATACATATCACTATCGGATGAACTATGTGGATGATTACGCTTGCTCTGGAATGAAGATCACAAAGTTTGAAAGTGATACTTATACAAAGACTGGAAACAGTTTGACTTATAATTTTATCAAAGCATTTCCTATTGCAATTAATTCGATGCCTGTTTCATATGATTCATCTCAGTTACTGAAGTGTACTGTATCGATGACTTATATAAGATATACTCTGACACCAACAAAAGCAGCAGCGTCACCAGAGAGAAGAAATACACCACAACCATCAATTGATAACTTTGTTTCTAATTCCATACCAAGATTAAATACAGACTTTAGCAAGAAAATATTTGATGCAAATCCATCTTTCCCAGTAGACTTCTCAAGAACTGATTTACCATCTTTCCTCTAACCCCAATAAATAATCACACTGAAATATATCTATAGGTTATTATGCCTTTACCAAAGATTGCCACGCCAACTTATGAACTTGAGTTGCCATCTACAGGACAAGAGATTAAATATAGACCTTTCCTTGTAAAAGAAGAGAAGGTTCTTGTGATTGCCTTGGAGAGTGAAGATCCAAAGCAGATCACCACAGCAATTAAAACGGTTATCAAGAACTGTATTCATACCAAAGGTATCAAGGTAGAATCACTTCCTACTTTTGATATTGAATATTTGTTCTTGAATATTCGTGGTAAGTCTGTTGGAGAAGAGCTTGATGTTAATATTATTTGCCCCGATGATGAAGTAACTGAAGTTCCTGTGACAATTAATATTGATGATATTCAGATTCAGAAGAACGAAGATCATACAAACAAAATTCAACTTGATGATAAGATTATGATGGTGATGAAGTATCCATCACTGGATCAATTCATCAAGAACAACTTTGACTTTGAGGATAAGAATCAAATGGATCAATCATTTGAATTGATTGCATCTTGTATTGACTCTATCTGCACTGAAGAAGATGTCTGGGCGACTGCTGATTGCACCAAGAAAGAGGTAACGGATTTCCTTGAGTCTATGAATTCATCTCAGTTCAAGGGTGTTGAGAAGTTCTTTGAGACGATGCCTAAGTTGTCTCATACAATCTCTGTTACTAATCCAAAAACTAAAGTTAAGAGTGACGTTGTGCTTGAGGGACTGGCGTCTTTTTTCGCGTAGCCATGGTTCACATGAACCTTATGGCTTATTTTCAACTTAACTTTTCGTTGATGCAGTACCATAAATATTCACTAACAGAGATTGAAAACATGCTCCCTTGGGAACGTGATGTCTATGTTAGTATGTTACAGAATCATCTTGAAGAAGAGAAGTTAAAGCATCAGCACGCGCATGGCATCTAGGACTAGCACCGATCCAATAGAAATACTCTTAGAGATGGGTGTAGACCTAGATAATCTCTCTGAAGAGGAGGACTATCTTAGTGCGCTGAAAGAAGCTATTGCAACAATTCAGTTTCAAACCAAGGGTGTAGGAGATGAAAGGTCTACTATCCTTCAGCAAGAAGTAGTAAAGGTAAGAAAGCAAAGAAAAGCAGCAGACCCTAAGTTCAAAGAAAGAAAGACAAAGATATCTGCAGATTCATTTAAAAAAGGATCTGCTACAGGATTTAATTTTACACCAAGAGCATTACCGACTAGTTCGTTAGTTCCTTATCAACCACCTGAAGTGGAAGAAGAGGGTGGAGAAAAGAAAAAGAGAAAACCAAGAGAGAAAAATTTCATAGCAGATATTGCAAAATCAGTTGTCAAAATTGCTGACATACTGAAGCAGCAGTATAATGTAAAGAAAAAATCTGCTGAGTTTGATAGAAAGAAAGCAGAGCAAGAAAAGAGAGCACTTCAAAAGTCTAAACTATCGAAGGGATTTGAAGCACTTGTAAAAGGTGCTCAGAAAGTAGTTGCACCAGTTCAAAGTCTTCTGAGTAGAGTATTTGGATTCTTATTCAATCTTCTGCTTGGAAAATTCATAATGAAACTCTTGGATTGGATAGGAGATCCGAAGAATAGGGAGAAGTTCAATAGTGTTGTAAGATTCCTCAAAGATAACTGGCCAAAACTGATTGCACTATACCTTGTATTTGGTAATAGTATTGGTAGATTTATTCTTGGTCTAACTAAGACACTGATTGGTGGTGCAGTAAAACTCACTGCTGCTATCGCTAAGTTGCTGGCGGCGAAGAAATTAAAGGGAGCCAGAGGTGTAGCTAGATTCCTTGGTAAACGAGGAGGATTGATAGGTGCAGGTCTTGCTACAGCGGCAACTGTTGGCGGTGCTATGGCACTTACAGATGCTGTTACTGGTGGTGGAGAAGAACAACAAACTCAAGCATATTCTGGTGGTGGTGTTGTATCTTCAATCAATATATTTGGAAAGAGTGAAGCACCTGCAGAATTTGCTGGCGGCGGAAAAGTAGATGGTCCAAGTGGTATTGATAAAGTTCCAGCGATGCTTACATCTGGTGAGTTTGTTATGTCTCGCGGAGCAGTTCAGAAAATTGGTGTTGGAAAACTAGAGGCTATGAATGCTGCTGGTGGTGGTAATAACAGACCAAAGGTTGTAAATAACAAAGTGTATGCATCGGTTGGTGGATATATTGGTAAGGCAGATTTAGGAAAAAGAGGAACTCCCGATTCCAAACCTTCTAAGGAATCTTCACCATCTATTCCTGTAAGTGCAATCAGATCTTCTAAGGAATCTTCACCATCTATTCCTGCAAGTGCAATCAGATCTTCTAAGGAATCTTCACCATCTATTCCTGCAAGTGCAATCAGATCTTCTATTTCATCACAAGCAACAAAGAGACATGCTGAGTTGATGAAGTCCACTGATCAAAAGAAAATTGCCGACTATGATGCTAAGCATGGTGCTGGAGCTTACTCTGAAAAACTGCAGGAAAAACTGAATAAAATTTATCCATCTAAAGCACCACAACCACAGTTAAAGGTAATATCAACAGGAAAGGTTGTTGGTAGAGAAAATCTGTCACCTCAAGCACAGGCGGCAATAGCACGATTGGAAGCTAAAAGAGGATTGCCACCTGATATGCAGTACACCAGAAATGGTAAGAAGATATCTGCAGAGGAGTTTAATAGAGTTAAGAGTGGTAATATAATACCTGGTGGTGGTAAACCAGGTGGATTTCTTGGTGGTATGATGGAGGGAGCGAAAAATATGCTTGGTGGTATGTTTAAACCT